AGCCACACCTGTCGGCTTTGCCTCAGCTTTACGTGATGTGTTGTCTTAGAGCGTGCAGTTAGGATTAACGCCACACGGTAACTATCTATTCGCTTATAACGGAGTGCTCGAAGCACTTATGGTAGTCAACATATCCTTACGGACACTTCTAAAGTGCAGACTTGCCGGAGCAAGCCTGCGACTTTAGTCGTGGGTTATTGACTTGTTTTTGGAGCGTCACCATTTATGGAACGGGTTCAGAAGTCCGGGACGGTATTCGTTATCGACATACATCTTGATGTCGTTATCGTCCAGGGCATCCAAAATGTTCATCCAGCATTCCGCTTCGACGTGCATCTCGCCGTCCATTTTCAAGGCCCTGTCGCACTGAACTAAGTCTGCGCGAAAAGAATTCACATAGAAGCAATCTTTTGCGGCAGCCGCGAACCTGGTAAAACTGTTCTTGGTATTTGTGGTCATAGTATTCATCCTTTCTGAAATATTTTTGTTTCTAATCAATACATACAAAAAAAGAAGCAGGCCCTCAAAAGAGAGTCTGCTTACTTGTGCATGACAGATTGTTAATTTAATGTTCAATTAGGAGGTAAGTGATGGTATCTGTTATGCAATTATTATTTTAGGCGGTTCGCACATTTGTGCAAGTGGCTTTTTTAGCTTCGTTTGTTTTTTGGCATCGCGTTGGTCCAGCCCTTAGATTTGTGTTTTTCAGGGGCATCATCAATCATGGCAAGGATACCCGCGACTTCAGTCGTGGGAGGATTTGCCCATTCACTTCCTTTCGATTAAATAGTTTGTTGCAGGCTCTAATAGTCGCAGTTTTTTAAATGAAATGCTATTCGTAATGGTTGTGCCATCGAATTTTCTTAAAGCGAAATATCCCGATGACCTGCGTCCTGAAATAAAACATTCCTGCTCGTTATAGAGCACCTTGTCCCAGAGGCGAAATCCTTTAACGATATAGGGCGCTTGATTTGCTTTTCGAATTCCACCTTTCAAGATTTTCGCTTTATGGATTTGCCGATTGTGGTGTCGAATTGCCTTCGTGCGGTAACAAACACTGCAAGGTTTAGCTAGTGGATGCTTGCTAATACAACGGGCATCGTTAACATGGCTTTTCTTGATGTCGTTTTGTTCACGTAACAACTTGGTTATATAGCCATATGTGTTTTGTACTGGAATATTAAGTTCGTTGCGTAGGCGTGTCAGTAGTGTGTTACGCATGATACCCATAAAAGCCGCATCGCGAAGCGTTTTACCACGTTTTTTGCCGTCAAGTGTTATCTTCCCTTTATGGAGGTTGTTGTGGCAAGTGGTACACAAAGTGATAAGGTTGCTTGGTGCATTACCGCCCACCTTACGGCTTTCAAGGTGATGTACATGCAGCTTGACGGTTTTCTTTGCGGTGGTATGAGCACCACAGCATTGGCATGTATAGTTATCACGCTTCAAAACATACTGGCGAACATTGTATTCGTCGTACATCTCACCGAGTTGGTAGTCGGTTCCTACCGGCAGAGGCTTTCCGGCAAGCATTGCTTTTAAGCGTTGCGTGTCAAACTCTGCAGTTTCTACTCTTACAAGAGTGATAGGCAAAATTCGACAGATGCGCTTGATAACAGTAATGTGCTCTTGGGTTTTTACTTCTACCGAAGGTGCAAGCCAACCCTTATGTTTGCTGTGTACACGGTTATTGAATCTTGGCGCACGGTAACGAGTTTTGCGATTTCGCCTTGAACGGCGGTTCTGTCTGCGCGTAGATAGCAATTCTACTACATCGTTGCGAGGAGTGAACTCCTCACTGTAGAGTTCGCGCTTCTCTGTAGATGCAGACAAGCCAACATGCTTGCTGCCCGCATCTACACCAAGAGTGATAGGCTGTTTGTATCCCGCACTTCCATGCAGGAGTTTGATGGTGAACGGCGTGCGTTTTACAACGCAAGCTTTTTGCTGTTTCAACAAGATGCGAGCCTTTCCGGGTGAGCAAGGCATCAAGGGCTCGCCGCGCTTGTTAAGTACATACGCATATTGCATGATGCTATGCTCCTTTCGATAAAATTGCAGCTAAAAGGAAGCTGCTCACTCCTCCGAAGAGGGTAAAAATCCTTCCCCAAGGTCATAAGCGGTTTGATACAACCACACCTGTCGGCTTTGCCTCAGCTTTACGTGATGTGTTGTCTTAGAGCGTGCAGTTAGGATTAACGCCGCACGGTAACTATCTATTCGCTTATAACGGAGTGCTCGAAGCACTTAGGGTAGTCAACATATCCTTACGGACACTCCTAAAGCGTAGACTCGCTGATGCAAGCCCGCGACTTTAGTCGTGGGTTATTGACGACAAAATCCCTATATGGCAGCCGCATCATAATATCGGAATAAATCGGTGCGTCCTCAGTCTCTGCCAATGTTCTGAGAAATTCCGAAGCGAAATTGTACACGGTTTTTGCTGCACGCCAATAGTTTGCGACGTATGCCATCGAAAATTGTGCGGCAAGTTCCCCATCCATCGCATCGGCGGCAATCTGACCGTTTTGGATAAGGCGGTGCCCAAGTGGAATAAATTCTTTCACATAATAGTCATAGCCCTTATCCAACAGCTTGTTGGCCCCAGAATTCAAAAGAAACTGACTGCTCTGCTCGGCATACCAAAGAGCGCTGTTCACAATGATATTGTCCACAATGATACCTCACTGCCAATACAGTTTTATTGTTCCGTCAGCAAAAAGAATCTGGCTGTACTCCTCGCCGTCAAGGACAATGCAGCGGTCCGCTCCTCGCTTGTGAGCTCCGGTACAATACACGGTTTTATTATCGATAGCCGGAATGGACGGTGCTTTTGCCAAAACCAACTGACCGCGCATGGCGCAGATGTCTAAGAAAGAAATGATGTGGTCGCCCACCCTGGAAGCCTCCAATCTAATTACAGTGCTCTAATTGGGAAAGAACCTTCAGCACGCGGCAGCGGCTCGTTTGTCACTTTCAGAACGGAGCTATCTCGTTTCTCTGTCGCATATCGAATGGTTTTAAGAATCTCGTATGCCAGTTTGCTGTTGTAGGCAAGTCCTGAATTTGAAATACCAAAGTTCCCATTCCAACCAAGCCTTATCTTTTTGAGCTGTGGAATCAGAAGGTCACGGGCTTCGAGGACCCCCACCCCATTCCAGCGTGCATCATGATACGCCTGGAAGTGCTGCTCATCGTTACCAGAAATATCGAGGGCTTCATAAATGACGCCAAATTGCCCCATCAAAATACGTGAGTATGTATCCAGTGCATCAGCAACTACTTTCCAGGAAGAGACATCTAAGCTAACACTGTATTTATATGGAGCGTCCTTTCCCGGCAGTTCTCGTGCATGATGCAGTATATCTTCCAGAATGTCGCTGCACTTGTTAGATAAACTTTTGACAGGTGCCGTTACGTTCACAGCTGTCAGAGCAGCGCAAGCACTTGCAATGTCTGCTTCGCTTGTTCCATAAGCCTCTCCAACCTCTTTGCAGATAGAGGAAAAATCGTTGCTATAAAACGTTATCATAACAGCAAGAGCGTGCAGAATGAAGAAGTACTGCTTGCTCGTGAAATCAATGTACATACGGCAAAAATCCTTTCACTTTTTACCCTTTCATTATACCGCGATTCGCAATTTCTCACAACGGAAAGCGTTAAATGGTAACAGTTTATACACATTCTTTTGCAATTGACATTCTCCCCCGCCTAAGCCCAACGGCTATAGACGGGGTACTCTGCCTTCAAATTTCATAGATGAATTAGTGGCAAATGAAGGCACTTTTGCTTCCTGGACAATTTTGTTGCTTTGCTGTATGATTAAAGTACAACAATTAGGGCAATACAAAAATCGATAACGGCGAGGTACTGACAAGATGGACGCGACAATACAGACGGTTCTCCGGCTCCACGAGCAAGGTATACCTAGAAGAACCATTGCCAAACGTGCAGGCATCTCATTGCAGAAAGTGCGCAAAATACTGATTACGGCCGGGGCCTGGTCAGATGAAACATCAAAAAAATCGGGAAGCTGCGTGCGAACGGTATGTCAGTTCCTGAAATTGCAGAAGAATTGGGTGTAAAAACCAATACTGTTTGGAGCTATTTGCCATACAGCAAAGGCATGTATAATCAAGAATATCCGACCATTAACGCCATTCGAGTCCGAAATTCGAAGCGAAAAGCAAAAGAAAAAGCCCTCACCTGCACGGATACCGCACAGAATGAGGGCAGTGGCGCTTGCTGAAGGATTCGAACCTTCGGACAGTCTCCCATCGTCGGTTTTCTGGACCGATTTCATCAACCACTCGAACAAGCAAGCAAATGGCGCAGAGGGTGAGATTCGAACTCACATGCCGCGATTTCCGCGACGGCAGCTTAGCAAGCTGCTGCCCTACCGTTAGGCGACCTCTGCATAATGCACCTTTTAACGTAGGTGCGACGTAGTGACCCCTGGCAGACTCGAACTGCCGACTCCAGCTTGAGAGGCTGGCGACTTGGACCAACTTGTCGAAGGGGCCTTATGGTGTGCCGGGCTGGATTCGAACCAGCGAACCGAAACGGAGCGGTTTTACAGACCGCCTGCTTTAACCTCTTGCATACCGACACATATGGTGCTCCCGGCTGGAATCGAACCAGCGACACGCGGTTCTTCAGACCGCTGCTCTACCAACTGAGCTACAGAAGCATGGTGACCCGTGTGGGTTTCGAACCCACAATAACCTCCGCCGTGAAAGGGCGGCAACTCTACCAATTCGTCCAACGGGCCATATATAGCCGCAATCCTGCGGCGAGGGTTTATGCGATGACAAGGATGTCATCTATTTTGGTATCCAGCATCGCTGCCAATATCACAAGGTTGTCGATGGTGGGGAGCGCTGTTCCAGCTTGCCATTTGGCAACTGCCTGCGTGGATACGCCGAGTGTATCTGCCACATCCTTTACCTTGATGCCTGCTGCCTTTCGCAGGGCCTTGATATTGGCACCTGTCTGCTGGATATCAATAGTAGGAACGTTCATTTTTCTTGCTGCCTTTCTGTATTGCAGGCAACAAAAAAGCTGCCTGCCGAAATCTCGACAAGCAGCTATGACATGCAGTTATCGCTTAGAAGACGCACCGCATCTGTACATGGTCTGTTTTTGCCTGTCGAGGAGTATGAGAAATAAAACTGCGTTCAAAGGACATGAACTCAGAATATTCGTAACTATACTCATACGACATGACATTAACAGTGTTGCACAGCATTTTGGGGTATCTCCTTTCGTTTCGTTCTGATATTATTATACCATGTTTTTGCACATCTGCAATCAACTTGTGGTTTAGTTTTTTGGTCTGTATACTCTCCAAAACAAAAAGCCGCCTCTTATGTGAGGACGGCTTTTCTTATTGTGGCAGGGGTAACACGACTCGAACATGCAACAAGCGGTTTTGGAGACCGCTGCTCTACCACTTGAGCTACACCCCTATATAGATACTCCAGCTGGGAGTCGAACCCAGAGTAAAACGGGACTTAAAGCCGCCGCGTTTGCCAGTTTCGCCACTGGAGCATATGGCGGGTTGTGCAGGATTCGAACCTGCGGCCCACGGATTAACGGTCTGTTGCTCTGCCAACTGAGCTAACAACCCATAAATGGCAGTTGTTGTACTGCCGGACATGGTACTCCCCGAGGGATTCGAACCCTCAAAACGGTGCGGTTTGAGCGCACTGTGTCTGCCAATTTCACCAGAGGAGCTTATGGCGGGCGTAGCAGGATTTGAACCTGCGACAAACGGATTAACGGTCCGCCGCTCTGCCTACTGAGCTATACACCCACAAAAGCGGCAGATAATGCTCTGCCGGGCATGGTGCGCTCGCGGGAAATCGAATCCCGAACACCCCGATTAAAAGTCGGGTACTCTACCGATTGAGTTACGAGCACTTGTCGCGCATCTTCCGTGCCTTGCTTATGGGAACACAGCTTTGAGGAATCTCACTTCCGATGCGCATGAAAGTGAGCGTTGGTCGAGAATGGTCGAGTCGAACAACCGTTGTCAGGGTCAAAGCCTGATGCCTTACCGTTTGGCGAATCCTCGAATATACATTATGTATAATAGCATACACTTTAATAAGCCTGGCTGGAATTCACTCCAGCGGCATTAGAGTGACCTGATTCTGATTTTCTGCATCAAAAAAGCACCCATCAGGCGTTGTGCGTCTGACAGGTGCTCATATCGTGCAGAGTATGGAAAACAACCGATACTTGGATGATTTTATTCAACCATCACTGCACTATGATTTGCACAAACAGACAACACAAAACAGCCGAAGAGATTCCAATTGCTCCACAGCTTTTGCAATTTATTCTGTTTGTTCATCATAGCAGCAAACATCGTGCAATTTTCCTTTCATCAAATTCAGCGTCTTAATTATACAATGTGTAAAAGACAAAGTCAAGGCTTTTCATAAAAATAATAGCAGGCCCATGCTCATTGTTTGACCGGTCTCCAAACAGCAATCTGCGCTATTGCATTCGAGAACGGTATGCCCTCACACGAACACAATTCGCTTAAAGCCTCAGCCATCCTGGACTCATAGTCAGCCAAAGCCAGGTCGATGGGCACCTTGATTTCAGCAGAACCATTCGTTGTTTCCAGAACGGGAGTCCTCGTGCTTTTCCTTTTGACGCTCCAGTTGTTTGCCAGCAAGTAGTCGTACAGTGCATACGGATTAACTGCGCTTATACCTTCTCTCGATGACAGTATCGTATATGCCCGCTTGTATTTTCTGGTTCTTTCCAAGTCCCTTTTAGTTGGAGTGTGAGGGAGTCTGGTTAAGTCCATATTGCTGCGCAGGTCCGAGAGCTTTACTTTGACAGCAATAGAATTTTGCTGAATATACCAAAGATATTCAGCATACGATATACCCTTGCTATGGGTCAACGTACTCACAGTGTCAGCAACCTCTTTTGGAAACCCCGTTCTGATGTCTTCTATTGTGACGGACGTATCTTCGACCGTATCATGCAGAAATGCCACAGCCTCGGCTATTGGGTCACCTTTTACGCCTTCTGCTACAACCGTAACGTGCGCTTTGAAGTAATCCTTCCCCGCCTTGTCTTTTTGCCCGGCATGAGCCTTAACAGCCCAAGCTCTGGCTTTGGCAACCATCTCAATGTCAGACTGTTTTGTCATGGCGTTTCCTCTTAATCTGCTTTTTCTCTAGTATACATAACACTATTCGATATAGCAATCTGTTGCCTTGTGTTGCTCACAAAAACAAAAAAGCCGGGAAGCCCCGGCAAGCATGGCGGCCAGAGTGGGATTCGAACCCACGGACGTTTGCGGCGCCGCTGGTTTTCAAGACCAGTTCCTTAAACCACTCGGACATCTGACCATAAAAGGATGGGGCGGGACCGAAATCCCGCCCCACAGTAAGGAGAAAAAACTATCGATTACCGTTAGTTAGAGGATGGCAAATTAGTGGATGCCCAGGGAAGCGGCATAAGCAGCTTCACGAGCGGCAACCTGTGCCTGCAGAGCAGCGATGGAAGCGGCATAAGCGGCTTCACGCTTTTCAGCAGCAGCCTGAGCTTCAGAGGTAGAAGCGTACTGGGGTTCATTGCCAGCCAGAGTGCCAGCATAACCCTTGACGCCATCAGCGCCCTTGACAGTCAGGACTTCGTGACCACAATGGTCACAGACGTAAACGTTACCCTTGCGGGTCCAGTTGTGATAGCCACAGCTGGTGCAGACGGTGTACTCATTGCCCCAGGTGCCATTGGCAATAGCGGCGGCAATTTCACCGTGCTCAGAGACTTCAACGTTCTTGCGAGGAGCGGTCGGAGTAGTGGTGGTAGTACCGTTGCCCTTGTTGGAGCCGGTAGAAGTGTTGTCCTTACCGGTGTTGTCCTTATCGGGGGCCACTACGTCGCCCTTGTCATCGGGAGTGGTGGTGCCGCTGTCGCCCTTGTCAT